AAAAACAAAGAATTCGTTGCCATACTACGATAGGTTTCCTTTGGTACTCCCAATAGAACAATACCCAGACGGTTTTCTAGGATTGAATTTACATTACATTCATCCAAAGCAACGAATACTTTTGTTAGATAAGTTGAGTCAATATGCTTCAGATAGTCGTTATGACAAGAACACAAGATTGAAATTAAGTTATGCAGCTTTATCTTCTGCATCAAAGGCATTCGAAGCACAACCATGTATTAAAAGATATTTGTTCTCCCATGTACAGTCTAGATTCTTACAGATATCTGCTGATGAATGGGACATAGCGTGTTTGTTGCCAATGGAAAGTTTTGTCGGTGCAAGTACAAGTAAAGTATACTCAGATTCTAGGAAAAAATTCTAATGTCATTTTCACCGCAGTTATTCTTAGCTAATATTAAAGCTAAAGATGGTTTAGCTAGACCATGTCGTTATGAAGTTATACTTCCAATTCCACAATACATCAATGATTTTGTATCATCAAGTCTTATGGAAAAAATATTAAATGCACCAAATGCATTTTTTACAGATATTACAGATGCAATTAAAAATTTATTTGGCGCAACTGGTGAAAAACAAGATCCACAATCAAAAACAGCTAATGCTTCTATGTCAAGATATTTGGCATTACAATGTGAGTCTGCTGAGTTGCCAGGAAGAACAATACAAGCTCAAGATGTAAAAATATATGGTCCAACTTTTAAAGTACCTTTTCAAACACAGTTCCAAGAAACAACATTAACATTTTTATGTACTAATGAATTTTATGAGAGAAAGTTGTTTGATAATTGGTTGGAATGTATTATGCCTTTAGATACAAATAATTTAAGATTTGCTAGAGGCGAAAGTACTACATATTTAACTAATATTAAAATCATCCAGTATGATGATTTTATCAAACAAATATATGCAATAGAATTGATGGATGCTTTTCCAATATCAATTTCATCTCAGCCATTAAGTTGGACTGATGACGGATTTCATAGAGTTACAGTTCAATTTGCATTTCAAAAAACTAGAATCGTATATGATGGTCAATATGATTTAGCAGCTGCAGCTACTGCATTGTTCGGAGTAGCTGGCTCAAGATTATTCGATAAGGCACAAAGTTCAATTGCAAATGCCATCGGAAAAATTATTTTTTAACTAAGTGAGGATATAACATGGCTTTACCAAAACTTGACACGCCAATTTTCGAAACAACATTAATTTCAACAGGCAAAAAAATTAAATTTAGACCGTTTCTTGTAAAAGAACAAAAACTATTTTTAATGGCTTCTCAATCAGAAGATGCAAAAGAAGTTGTAAGTACAATCAAACAAGTATTATCTAATTGTATATTGGATGATATTGACATTAATAGTTTACCAACTTTTGATTTGGAACATTTGTTTGTTCAGTTAAGGGCTAAATCTGTTGGTGAAGTTGTTAATCTTAGATATTCGTGTAATAACAATGTAGAAGACAAAGATGGTGGAACTAAAGTGTGTGGTGGAACAGTAAAGATTGATTTAAATCTTTTAGAAATTAAACCAACTATAGATCCAACACATTCAAGTAAGATTGAGTTATCTCCAAAAATGGGTATTGTTATGAAATATCCAAACTTTGATATTGTAGAAAAATTAAATATACAATCACAAGCTGAATTATTAAATTTAGTAACTGCTTGTATTGATTACATTTATGATGCGGAACAAATTTATTATTCAAAAGATGTTAGTGCAGATGAATTAAATGAATTCATTGAAGAAATGCAACAATCAGACTTAGAAAAAATTCAAAAGTTTTTTGAAACAATGCCACGTTTACAAACTAAACATGATTTTAAATGTGTAAAATGTGGATATCAAGAAAATATTAGTATCGAAGGAATTCAAAATTTTTTCGGGTGAGTCTTTCCCATGATAGTCTGAGTAACTATTATGAAACAAATTTTGCTTTGATGCAACATCACAAGTATAGTTTGACTGAGTTGGATAATATGTTACCTTGGGAAAGACAAGTTTATATTGATATGTTGGTGAATTTTTTAGAAGCAGAAAAAGAACGATTAAAAGCTCAACAGCAAGCGAGAAAATAAATGGCAGATAAAAAGTCCAGATTAGCAGAAATTTATAAGAGTGAGAAGGCCACTGGTGGTGGTTTAACATCAGCTCTGGGTAAAAGATTTAAAGAAAAGTTTGATCCTAGACAGATGTTTAACCAACAAGGTTTAATGGCTGCTCTTTTGCCTTCAATCTTTAAAGCTTATAAAGCACCAACACTATCATCAAAATTATCTCCAGCATTAAGTCCTACTGCAAGTAGTGGAGTTAGTGGACTATCGAATGAAAAGCTTGATATTTTAATAGCGCAATCAAAAGACATTAAAATAAATTCCACTATTGTTGCAAAAAATTCTATGTCTAATGCTGCGATGGCAAGAGATATGAATTTAATTAGACAAAATATATTTCAACTTGTTAAATTAAATAAAGGAAAACCAACAAATAAAGCTGACATGTTTTTTAAACATGCGGGTGATAGAGATAAAGAATACAAATCAAAATTCAAAAAAGAAAGTAAAGTAGCTAATAACACAGCACCTACAAAAACTGGCGATACTGAAAAATCAGCGGGTCTTTTAGGTGTTGGAGGTGCATTAAGTGGTGCATTAGGTGGTTTAAGTAAGGGTATTGGAATAGCATCTAAACTTGGTGGTCTTGGGCTTGGGCTTGCGGCATTCTTAACTGCATTAGGTGGTGCTGCTTGGGCTATAGATAAACTTGGTGGTATGTCTGGATTAAAAGATGTGTTGACTAATCTAGCTGAAGGTCTTGGTGCGTTTAGTGGTGGAAGTTTAGTTGCACTTGGTGCATTATTTGCTGGAAGTATGTTGTTTGGTGGTGGAACAAAAGGACTTAATATAGCAGTAGTTGGTGCTGGCATAGCAGGATTCTTAACTGCATTAGGCGCCGCTGGAGCTGCTGTTGATGCGATGGGTGGTAGCGGTGGAATTAAAACTATGTTAACAGACTTAGCCGAAGGCCTCGGTGCATTTAGTGATGGTAGTTTAATTGCATTAGGTTCTTTATTTGCTGGTAGTGCATTATTCGGAATGGTTCCTGGCGGAGCCAAAGGCGCAGTTCTTGGAATTGCAGCTGTAGGTTTAGGCATTGGAGCATTCTTAACTGCATTAGGTGGTGCTGCAGCTCTTATTGATGCGATGGGTGGTAGCGGTGGAATTAAAACTATGTTAACAGATTTAGCTGAAGGACTTGGTGCATTTAGTGATGGAAGTCTGGTTGCATTAGGTTCTTTATTTGCAGCTGGTGCTATTTTTGGTGCCACTGGATTAGCAGGACCAGCAGCATTAGGTATTGGAGCTATCGGTGTTGGTATTGGCGCATTTTTACTTGGATTGAGTGGTGCTGCGGCTATTATTAATTTATTTGGTGGTGGACCAAAACTTAAAGATTTGTTAGTTAATTTAGCAGAGGGTTTGGGTGCATTTTCTGATATTGATGCTGGTAATTTATTAAAAATTGCTGGCGTTTTGCCAATATTTGGTGGGAGTATGTTAGCATTTTTTGGTGCTGCTGGTATTGGTGGTATAGTACAATCACTCGCCGGTGGTATGAAAGGATTAATTGATTTTATTTTTGGTAATGAAAAGAAAAGTCCAATGCAAAAACTTTCTGAAGATTTGCAGTTATTTCAAAATATTAATGGAGATAATTTATCTAAAATAGGCCAAGGTATGAAAGACTTGGCATCTGGAATGTTAGGTCTTGCTAAGTTAACAGATGAAGATTTAGCAAAAGTTAATAAAGCTGCAGCTATTGGAAAAACTATAGGTGGAACAGCTGGTGTTCCACCACCATCTGCAGGAACACCAGCAGCACCAAGTGCAGGAACACCAGCAGCACCAAGTGCAGGAACACCAGCAGCACCAAGTGCAGGAACACCAGCAGCACCAAGTGCAGGAACACCAATGCAACGCATGAACCTGAGTGTTCCTAATGCGGCGGGTCCGGCAACACCAGCAGCACCAAGTGCAACATCGCCAACAAAATCTTCAACAACGCCTATAACAACTGGTCCTGGCGGCGCAGCCTTTGGAATGTATCCAAAACCAGGGCTAACTATGCCAGATAAAAACATAGGAGATTTTATTAAAGATGCTTCGGAAAGAGTTGGTGTTGATGAAGGTATAATGTTGGCAATGGCTAATCAGGAAAGTTCTTTTAATCCTAGTGCAGTACCAAGAGATAAAAATGGAAAACTTTTAAGCTCAGCAAAAGGTTTATATCAATTTTTAAACAGCACTTGGGATGATATGGTATCAAGATATTCCAAAAATTTTCCAGAATTATTAAAAGGTCCTTTAGATCCATTAGCAAGTGCAATTGCCGGTGCATTATACATAAAAGAAAACAGTCAATATTTGGCAGCAAAGGGTGTTCCTATTACGGGAACCTCAATATATGCCGCTCACTTTTTGGGAAGGGGGGGAGCTAGAACTTTATTCAGTGCTGACCCAAGTGCTGATGCATCTCAGATATTACCGGAAGCAGCTGCAAGTAATAAACATATATTTTATAATAAAGATGGAACATCAAAAAGTGTTGAGGGTGTTATACAAACTTTATATGGAAAAGTTGGCCAAAAAGCCGAACTATATTCTGCAGCAATTAATAATCCATTAAGTATGCCATCACCACCCACTGTTGTTGCAACAACATCAGCAGGCACTTCATCACCAAATGCACCTTCATCACCAAATGCACCTTCATCAGCAACAACATTAGCGGGTGCTTCATCACCAAATGCACCTTTATCAGCAAATCAATCTGCTGCTACTTTAGTACCAAATGCACCTTCATCAGCAACAACATTAGCTGCAGCTACAACAGCTGTTTCACAAGAAAAAATGACTTTAGCTTCAGCTGCACCAGTTGTTAATAATATTACTAATAATAATGTTAATAATTCAACAAGCGGTGGTGGTAGTGGTTCATCAGCACCATCTACAGCCTCTGTCTATGATGATTTATTTGCTAAACTTGTAGAAAGAGCTCTTGCATAAAAAAATCCCGCCGAAGCGGGATTTAATCACGGTGAGAGAATTTACTCTTGTTCTGCGAGAGACTTAAAGTAATCTAAGTCTTCATCATCAGCATGTAGAGGTTTATTCAATACAGAAGTATCATCTTTCAATGTTGCAACTGTATCTTCAGCCTTTGATTTAACGATTGGTGCACCATCAAATCCAAGAACCTTATCAAGACGGGTCTTGAGTTGGTCGTAAGCTTTAAAGTTCTTACGTTCTGTGAAATCTTTGAGAGAATATTCTTTCTTCCAAAGTTCTTCAAGTTTATCATCATCACCATTCAACAATGCAGACGCATCAGCGAATTCTGATTTGTCATAATTGCGATAGCCTTCAACATTACGAATCTTCAACTTGAAGTTAGCGCCTTCCCACAAGTCAAAAGGATTGACTGGTGTTTCATCAGCGAATTCAGGATTCATCGCCTCTGTAATCTTATCAAAGATTTTCTTACCAAACTTATACAGTCTGATTTGACCTTCGTTTGAAGGATTACTTGGATCAGAAATAACAAGAATGTTCGCAACATAACTCAACTTGCGTTTT